TCCACAGCTTCAGCCTATTTTTGATAAATTACCAAATGGTACTTGCTTACTTGGAGAAATTTATTTCCCAAACAGAGAAGGCTCAAATCATGTAACAACTATTATGGGTTGCTTGAAAACAAGAGCCATTTCTCGTCAAGAAAGTGGTGATAAACTTCATTATTATGTATTTGATGTACTTGCTTGGAATGGAAAATCTTTAATTAATTCAAATATTGAAGAACGAATTGATTTTCTTGAAGTCGGTCGTCTTGGATATAAAAGTGATTTTATTGAGTGGGCTAGCTATGATGAAGGAGAGGAACTCTGGAACTCACTTCAAGTTATTCTTTCAATGGGCGGCGAAGGGATTGTAATTACAAAAAAAGGAACTTGTTACCAGCCTGGTAAACGTCCTGCGCGACAGACCTTCAAGGTTAAAAAAGAACTTCAAGAAACGATCGACGTTGTAATTCTTGGTGCAAATCCACCTACTCGTCTTTATAATGGTAAAGATATTATGACCTGGCGATTATGGGAAGATATTAGAACGGGTGAAAAGCTTGAGGGCGCGCTGTATAAGCGATACAGTGATGGTGATCCAATTGAACCAGTTACTAAAACATATTGGAATGATTGGGCTGGTTCACTTGTAATCGGTGTCAAAAAAGATGATAAGGTAGTGACGCTTGGTAGTCTTAGTGGTTTAACTGAAGAAGTTTTAGCAAATGCAGCAGACTATATTGGGAAAATTGCTGAGATTACTGGGATGCAAATTATGCAGACTGGTGGCATTCGTCATCCAAGATTTGTGCGTTGGCGCCCAGACCTTACAGTACAAGATACGGATTGGTACCGGATTTTTGGCTAATGATGAGTACATTTGAGAAGATTGTACGCTCGATCCTGGATGGATCGGGCGTACAGTTCGAATAGGAAAAACAATTTAAAGACTTGTATAATAGTCTTTATAGATTTGATTTTTATATTCCTTCGATTCCAGCTGTTATTGAAGTTAATGGTATGCAGCATTATATATATACAAAATAGTTTCATGCAAATCGGTCAGATTTTTTAAAAGCTCAAGAGCGTGATCGCCGCAAATTAGCTTATTGTCTTGCTAATAACATTAAAGCTTATTGTATACCGTATTGGGAAATGGGAAATATAAATACAATTGATGATATTTTTTAGGATAAATTCCTTGCACGGTCAAAATTCCATAATGATGAAGTCTGGAGACTACAAAAGTCTAAACAGTAAGTTTTATTTTTCTACTTAATAATGAGAAAAATGTAGGAGGCCATTCAAATGGATTGGACCGCAATCATCGTCGCATTGATTCCTGTCATACCGTTACTCCTCACTACGATTCTAACCGCAAGAGGTACGAATAAGAAAGTGCAAAAAGTTTCAGATGCGCAAAAGTTGATAACCGAAGCACAACTAGATTTAATGCGCAATGAAATTGTAAAGATTTATTATAAACGTCAAGATGTCACATAGTTATATCAATACGAACGAGAATCTCTTGATAAGCTATACGAAGGTTACCATTCTGGTGGAGGCAATACTTTTATTGATGATATTTACGTAGAAATGCGTCATTGGAAAGTTTTACCGGCTGGACAAAAAATTGAAGATGATGAAGAATAAAAAAGAGACCTCGCATTAAGCGAGGTCTTTTTGTATAAATTCGGTAATTTTTTGGTCTAAATCTTTTAAGGTTCCATTATTATCAATTATAATATCATAATCATAATTGTAAACTTCACTATCGGCATGATTTGATGCTTTTGCTTCTTCATCAACATTTTTCCGATCAATTAAAATTGACTTCGCGCCAAGTCCATTACAAAGCTTTTTTATTTCAGCTGGTTCTCTACAATCAATAAATACAACCCCGCAAGATGGATCGATATCATACTAATCAAGGTGAAAATAAAACAACTCTAAATCATCACAAATCTTATTATAAGGAACATCGCCCCACTCGGTTAAGAGATCTTTTAGATCGGATAAAAATTTACGATTTTTTGGCGTTTTAGTGCCATCCCAGCCGCACTCTTTTGCAATATCTTTTACAAAATCAATCGTAGAACAAATTAAAGTAGGACGATATACATCATGTAACTTTTGCGCAGCGATTTCTTCAAAAGTGGTTTTCCCACATCCGGGTGAGCCATTAACAATAAAAATGTTTTTCATATTAATCCATCCATGTTAACCAGTCTTGGAAACTAATTGATGGGAATACTACTTCATTACTAAAGAAAATTACTCCCTTACAACTTCTTTCAATTTCTTGCCAAAACTCTAAAGTCTCCATTGTCTCTTTCATCCATTGGACTTTTAGGCGTTTCAAATGTGCTTGTGCGACATTAACCGGTAACCCGAAGTGCATCGCAATCATACTCTCATTATATAAATAAACTAAAGTACGTGCCGCAATAGAAGGATTCATACGTAATGTTTGTTTGTAAATATCACGTAGGCCATCGACTTGAGATAGGATATATTGTTCCCAGCCCTTTAGGAAAAAGCCTTTTAATCCATCTTTGCGTGTTAATGAGTCTGGATTATCCATCATTAAAACTGTTATTTCATGTAACTGCCCGCGTCGCTGAGTTGAATTCCATGCTACGACATTGAAATATGAATCTTCATTTAGTCTTAAATTAGGATGAAAACGAATATTATTATCTTTCAAATATTTTGCACGATAAATTTTTCCAGCGCACCACGTAATTGCAGTATTATTTACATCCTGTAAAAGATTAGTATCTTCTTGATGTCTTACAAAACTTGAACTAATAATATCAAGCTTTTCTTTTTCAATGCCTCGCGATAGTGATTCAACAGCTTGTGGAAGAACTAAGTCATCTGAATCACAAAGCATAAAATATTCTGACGTATTGTCTGCATCCATACCGGCCTGGCGCGCAAGTCCTGGACCGACATTTTCGGATAATGTAATTAAATAAATAGTTAAACCGCGACCTTTGAACTCTTCAATAATATCAGTATAATCTTCCCCATCGCAGTCATTAACAAGCGTTACAAAAAAATCTTTTGTTGTCTAAATTAGTAATGATGTTAAAACCGCTGGGAGTGTCTTCTTTGAATGATATACTGGAATAATAATATCAACCATTAAACTCCTTTGCCTCCACAGCCCTGCGATCGACGTAATTATTCCAATAGTCATCGTCATGGCCTTTTACTTTATAAAAATTAAAAATGTCTGATTGAAAATATGGAATTAAATAAGTCCATAGTTCTTTATTGGCGACTGGTTGTTTCTTAGAATTCAACCAGCCATTTTTTACCCAGTTCTTCCACCAACCTTGAGAGTAGCAATTCATACAATATGCAGAATCGCTATAAACATCAAAATGTTGGTACATAGGATACATCTTTGACGCAGCATCACAGGCTTCAATCAACGCTCGAAGTTCACATTGATTATTTGTAACTTCTTTGTCAGATCCCATGCCTTGAAGCACAATCTGATTATTGTCATCTACGATAACCCATGCCCAGCCGCCTTTGGCGCCTTTATAGCCATTATTTGAAGTTGCACCATCAGTATAAATTTTCATATTATTTGTTCTTTCTTGGATAGTAATTTTGTGCAATATGATAAAACGGGTCAAATACCTTTTCTAAATTGGCATCTTCAATATCGCTAATAAAACGATCAAGCTTCATGCCGCCATTATGTTTAACACGCTTCATATTATGGTTATGAAATCGAAGTCGTGTTTTCCAATAGGGAATTAAAGGCATATCTAAATATGCTTCACGCTTTAAAATTTGGCAAGCTAAATTAATGATATTTAACATAGCCCAATGTTTTTCATCTTCGTATCTGACATCAGAAAAACGAATGATACCATCGTCTTTAGAAATGGTGTTGAGATTTAAAAACGCTACATTTACAAGTTTATCAAGGAATTCATAATATCCTTTGTCGAATTTTTCAGTTTCCATAATCATACTCCTTTTATTACTTATATTATACTAAATAATTCACAATTTTTCAAATTTTCTGTAGCCTTTTAAAACTTGAAAATTTTCATATTTTATGTTATTTTCGCGTGCGCGCACGCATGCGCCCGCGCGTATTTAATAAGGAAGGAATCTTCTGAAATTCGGAAATTTGAATTTTATCTAAATTTTTTGTATAA